CGCCAGGGCGACTCGGCAAGGAGGGGCTTCATCAAGCCAGGATGTCCCCCCTCATCAAAGCTCTGGAGGCCCTGTGCGCTGCCTGTTATAACCACACAGACATCAAGGGCAAGACCGAAGCTTCAAAGCGCGTCTATTTCGCGGACTTCCTCAATGCGGTGCCGAAGGGCGCCTATGTCTGGGGCTCAGACAAGTCGAGGAATGACGCATGCTTCACAGACGAGCTTTGGAGCTACGTGGTCCGCTACTTGGCGGCCATGGCGGAGCTTTTCGTAGACGAGTTGCTGCTGCAGCCGTATTGCTATTCGCCGGATGAGGCCTCAGGAGGCCCAGCGTTTCCCGATGGCTCCCTTCAGCTAGGGTTCTGGATATTGAGATTGCAGGCGCTCATCGCCGTGCTGCTCTCCGGAATTTCACCGACCGGTTTTTCAAACCGCAAGCAGTCAAAAGCTGAGAACGGAGCGACCATCTTACGGGTGCTGGGCCCAGATGCCTACAAGAAATGGCGCGACAATGAGAAGCGTTCTGTCGTGTCATCCCACCCCGGGTGGGAGGATATTCCGGATCCACATGCGTGCGACTTTGTGAACAGAGTCAATCTTGTTCCCCGTATGGTGAAGGATACCAACATTGAACGGGAAAAGCTCACCGAGGACAAGATTTTGTCGCACCATATGAATGCGCTTGAAGGGGACGATCAGACCCACGTCTTACTGCATCCCCAGATCGATGGTTGGCGTGACCTCACCCCGCAGGAGGTCATACAAAAGTGGAACAGCATTATGTGTCAAGTGACGGGCTTTATCTTTGTCGTCGCCATGATGCCCACTAAGTCTCTTATGACAGGGCGCAATGCCGTCTTTGAGATGATGTCGGCGTACGTAGGTATGCCGTGGCCAAAATGCTCTTTTGCGGAGCGCGCAGTGATAATTCCACGTCCGTTGAAGGCAATGGATAAGTTGTCACAGAGCTTGGTTAGCCAGCACCATACCCTCATGAAGGATGGTGATAATGTTATTGGCGTGCAGAGGGACTCCTTCTACTGGGCCCTAATTTTGACCAAGCACTTCAGCTTAGCAATCGTCAACAAGGAGTCGCCCGGCATTCGGGGCCTCTTCTTTCAGCACGGAGAATGGGGGTACAGGCATCTCGTCAAACTTGTCGGCGAGCCTGCTGCTGCCCGAACCTCCGTCGCGTACTCAGCGCGTGATCCCGAGAAGCGGGGTCTCGAAGAGTGCGCTGACACCACTTTCAGCTATTGTGGAG